TGTCAATGCCGGCCCGCTGCAGCGTCTGGGTGTGCCTGCTTAGCTCGCGCTGAGTTTTGTTATATTCGGTGTTAGCAGCGTTCAGTGCTTGTCGTGCTTGACGCATCTCGACGTTGTAGTCAGCTTGGGATTGCCCTGCCTCCTGCCCGCGCGCCTTTACCGACTCAAATGCTGCGGCAGCATCACGCAGCCCTTGCTCAGCATCCGCAGCAGCTTTTTTGGTCGCATCAAAAGCGGCAACAGCGTCCTGCTGCCTCTCTAAATCCCTTAACGTATTGCTCAGATCCTTTGTTTCGTTGCGCAAATCAACCAGAGACTCTGCAGCTGCCTCGGCGTCAGGACTGATTGAGTTTTTTGCACGCAGGATTAAAGAGACCACTGTTTCACGTAACGAAGCCATGATGACACCTATAAAAAAGGCGGCTCGGTGGCCGCCTTAGAGTTACTGGATACGTAGGGTATAAGGCGCGGTTTTGCCGGGCGGCGTTCGCATCGCTCCTGTGAGCTGCCCCACGACAAACTCCTGGCTCATCAGGTCAGCAGCCTGGTTTGCAGAGAACGACACATCCCACACTTCCAGCGTGACATTTTCGCCCGTAGCTAGGTTGAGGCCATCCAGCCGCAAGTAGCGTGGCTTCTGAATCTCTGTTGCGCCTTCGATGAACGCGGCTGTGTGACCTTCAACATCAAACGTCGCAAACTGATTTCCCTCGCCCGCTGAACTTAAGGCGCGAACAAGTCCGGACTCCGGTTTAACTTCGTAGTCTGTGCCCTCCTGCAGGCCTGAAATAGCAAAGCTATCCACAGGGCTAAACGGCAGGGCTGACCAGCCTGTGCGCGACAGCTTCACTTTAAATCCGTCGGACTCGATAGAGACCTCGGTCGGGCCGGAGAGCAGCGGGCTAAGCGATTTAATTCGGCCATGCTCGTTATCGACGATAAACGTCTCGCCCTCTACTTCGTTGTCAATCTCTACGCCGGTTAAATATAAGTAGCCCGTCTCTACCCACTCATCCACCAGCAAATCAACGGTTACCTTCTTTTCATCCAGCGCAGAGAAGATAGCGGCCTCAGCTGTTGGTACTGCTTTTTCTGTCAGTCGGCCACCCAGCGCTTCTGCGAGCATGTAGGCGGGCAATGAGTCAAAGCTCACTTGTAGCTCAGCGGGAGCGCTGGGCAGGTTTACCGAGTCTAGCGACTGGCCATAGCTGGAACGCTGCTGACTGATACGGTTGATTGTATTAACTGCCGGAGGCGTTATTTGTAGTGACGTCGTGTTGATCGGCCCCACCAAATCGCCCACTTCGCCATTTTCAATTCGCGCCATGTACAAGTCGCCAGCTAGCACTAGGCCTGTATCTTTATACTCAGCCATGTCGGCCTCCTATTGTGTGGATAAATCGTGTTGTGATCAGTGTTGACGCCCAGCCAAACGGTGTTGCGTCTGAAGGTATGTTAAAAACTAGATCGTCAATGCTGTTTTCTATCGCTAGGCCACCTAAGCGGTCGCCAGACTGGTCGTCGAGCAACGCATCAAGCATGTCTATCCCGAGGCCAAGCAAACTGTTACTTAGCGCGTGGCCTGCTTTGTCGACAATTACTGCCTCTATTTGCATTGTGATTGTGAGATCCTTTTTGCCGCGCCTGGAAACCTGCATTTGCCCTGGGCTAATTCCGCAAAACGGATAATTTGTTTTTTGAGTTGCATAGTGAGCCATCGCCCCCCAGCCCTCTTTGACGCGATTGCCGGCGTCGCTTGAGTATCCATTTGCGGTAGTGATTAGGCTGAGCCGCCTCACGTATTCATTTACAATCTTCTGCGCAGTATTCTGACTACCCATAAAGCTGCTCCAACTGAGACTGCAGCGCTTGCTGCAAATCGAGCTGCACTTCGCCTGCAATATCCTCCCGCACCGATGCGTAAACCTGCGAAACAGAAGGCCCATAGAGCACCTTGTAATTGTCTCGGCCTGTGCGCTCTGTTCGTTTTGCTATCCCCATCGCTCCGCTTTTTAGTGCTATATAAAAAAAACTAGAGCGATATGATTTCTGCGGGGTGATTTGCCCTGAAATACCCACCTGCTTTTGTCCATCCCCGGACTTTCGGGGGCCAAACACGGCTGTATGCGCGAATCGTGTTAAAAGAACTCCACGGCGGAACGCCCTAACCTCAGCAGACCACCCGAGCTCATCTTTTTTTGCAGCAAGAACTTCAATTCGTTGGCGTATATACGACTTATCAAGCAAGACCTGGTCTGCGATTCTATTAACTGCTCGATCGCGCGCCTTGTGGGATGCATCAACCAGAGCCGCTGCAGACCTATCGCCAGCTTTTTTCGCGAGCCTTCGGATATTGCTCTCAGCTTTTTTGATTTCATCGTCAAAGCTCATGCTGGCGATACATCCACTGTCATAACCAAATTACTTTGGGCGCGCACTTTAGCAATACGCCAGGCGCTGATAACTGCACCTTCTGGACCTATAAACTCGATGACATCGCCGCGCTGCGGATTTGTCCATGCGTCCTTTTGATACTCAACAAAAGGCACTGTGCTATGCACAAACCCATTCGCATCCTCCGCGCCCGCATACGACAAAACTCCGCGTGACATGACCGGATCACCAGTGTTGTAATCTCCTCCCCTAATGCGGATAGGGTCGCCCATCACATCAAGAGCTAGTCGATCAGAAACACGGGCGGCATGGTCAAATATCGACATTAGTCACCTACCGGTGCCGCCGCATCAATGCCAAACGCATCATTAAGGCGAACAACATCGGGCTGAATAATTATGCCCACTGCGTTATCTGCAGCGCCGCGCTCCAGTGTTAGCTCTCCATTCTGCTGATATACAACGGCGCCAAAACTGCCTCCTAATCCGCCAAAAACCCACGCCCCGCCGAGCTCAAGCTCAAACTCCTCGCCTGATTGCGCCGACGTGATAGCCACGCCGAAAAGGGCGCCATCGGAATAAAATTGGCCTGATTTAACATCAGCTTTCGCGGTGACGGTGACGCGCGTTGCGTCCTTAAATTTATTTGTAGCCATAATCACTTCCTCTAAGGATTTGCAGCGACCCTTTCGAGCCGCTTATCAGGTTAAGCGCCAGCGTTCATGTACAGGCCGCGATAATCTACAACCGCTGCGCCAAAATCTAAGCGCGCCTTGTGCAGCAAATCGTCTGTCTTGAAGTTCTCTACAGTTTCGATAAAAACGCCTTCGTTTCCGCTTAGATACGCGTATTCAATCGTATCTACCAACATTGGCTCTGCAGCTAAAAACCATGACTTCCCGTTGTTTAGCGCCTCCAGTCGGGGCTCGACAATTATTTGCAACTTGCCGCTAAACGGATTTACATTTTTAGACTCTGTTGGCGTAATCTGGGCCACAATCTGCTCTGCAGCGGTTTCGAGGCTCGGCGGAACGATCAGGTATCGGGCCTCAAGATTCATCACGCGCTCGCTGCTGTTCTTCTGTAAGCGCATTGATTTTCGGGCGACACTGAGTGACTCAACGCTAAGTGCAGCAGCAGTTGCTGCCAGGTTTTCATGACCGGCACTGAACAACTTCTTTTTGTCTGGCAATGTCGGGTTATCAATAAATAGTTGCCAGACAACGTCGTTTTCTTTTGCTTCTGCATCTGCGCCATACGACTGTGCGAGCTTGGTCATATTTCCAATTTCGTTATTCACAATCATTTCGCGAGTAAAGCGCAGCAATCGACCATAAGTTTCAAGGCGAATGCTTGATCCCGTTTCGCTTAACGAACCATACTCATACTCACCTGACTCGTTCTTTTTCTTAAGCTCTGGCGCACCGCTTAGGCTGGCCGTGTTATTTGCACGGAAATCGTTCAGCGTTGTGCGGCGAGTAAACGGCGTGAACGTGCGGTTAATATGCTCGTATGAGTCGCGCACCAACTGCTCTGAGACGGCAGCAAAAATAAGTGGGAAATCGCTGGTGCTCATAGCCATTTGAGCGAGCTCTAAAGGGCTTGCATTGCGGGCACTTTCGCCTGATATGCGGCGCACCATTTCTGCTAATGGCAAGCCTCGGAATGCGCGAGCGGCATCGTCTAGCTGATAACGGTTAGGATCGGCTCGGTGCAATAACGCCGTCGTAATGGCGCCTCGTACTTCCTGCGTGTTATCGACATGAGTGACATGCCCGCCTGGCATCGTGCTAATACTGCGTAGCGCCACATCCTCAAGCACCTTCATGCGCGCACTCTCAATGCTCGTGCCGCTATCAATAAATGCCTGCTGGGCGACAGCGTCAACCTGAAAAGCGGCGCACATCTGAGCAATTCCTGCTATACGGCGCCGCTCAGCGGTTGCTGCGTCCCGCTGTAATGCCTCGTAATCACTTGCACGCATGCGAGGCCGCTGAGAATCTTGTGCAGCAGGATCAGATTCAGGGTCTGAACCTGCTGGACTGTCTTCCTGTTCGTCAAGATGGGTTATCATGCGAGCCATTAGTGCGTCATCAGACTCATTCTCCTGACGCTTCATCTCTGCTTTTGCAGCAATGCGCGATAGCAGCTCTGCATCCGTTTCGCCTTCTTCGCGCTTTAGGCCCATGCGGGCGGCGAGTAATTCGAGCATAGTGTTACCTCGTTTTTCGGTTGAAAATAGTGCGATTGCATCGCGCGGTGGATTTTTGAAATTCTTCATATTTGCGACAGCTGGCATAAAGTTTCCGCCGTCGATTACTGTATCGGCAAAACCAATCTCTTTGGCCTCCCCGGCGGCAAACCACGTCTCTCTGTTCATCAGCTCAATAATTTGCTCGCGCGTCTTCCCAGTACGAGCGACATACGCATCAATAGCTAGGCCTTCTAGTTTCTGAATAGTCTCGCCTGAGCTAATGATTTGCTCAGGCGTTCCTTGAGCAGACCCGTTAATACGATGAATCATGATGAAGCTGTGTTCGTAAACTGTCACTCGGTCAGCGATAGCGACAATCACGCTTGCCATGCTGGCAGCGAGGCCTTCGACGATTACATGCAGTGGACGCTCAAGGCTTTTGAGCATGTTGATGATTGCATAGCCCTCAACGACATCGCCGCCATCGCTATGCAGTTTGACAGTTAGCTCACCGTCGCCCTGCAAGTCTCTGAGCGCTCGCCCCACATCCTCAGTGCTTACGTGGTCATAAAGACCAATATCACCGCGCAAACACAGAGCGTTGCTATCGTCGATATAAACGCCGTATCCAAAATCAAACTTAGCGCCTGTTTTGCTGCGCATTTCTGCATAAAAACGCTTCATCATTCTCTATCCTCGGCGAGCCCTTGGTCATCTTTGATTGTGTTTGCCTGGCCGTAATCCGTAGTCTGTCCTGCATTGCTGGTTAAAATAATTCCCATGTCTTTCAGCATTTCTCGCTCTTGCCTGATCTCTGCAAAAACATCTGACGGCTCACGACCGCTCTCGCGAATAGCTGTTGATAGTGACTTAACCCCTGCCCGGACTTCTTCCACCAGCGGCCTCACCTCCCGGCTAGGATCAAGCAGACTTCTTCGTGGTGGCGTCCACTCGATACGCATGCAACTCATATCAACACCATGTAGTGCCATAGCGGCTTTAAACCAATCGCCAATGCGCTCATTTAGCAAAGGCTCGATCATTGTTTTTCGGGTTGTTTCTAGGTTCCGAGTAAACTCCTGCTGACTAATGCGCGCGGAGCTGTAGTTAGCCTCTGCCATATTGTTTGTTAGTAACTCATACGGAACGCCGTAGGCGATAGAGATGCTCTGCTGTTCAACGGTTACGTATGCTGCGTGACCGCTAACGCTCGGCGGAGTGTTAAATCGAATATCTTGGCCAGCTGCCAGAATCGGAAACATGCCAGGCTCCAGCTTTTCTGGAAGTATGTCTGGCTCTATATCCCCAAGCGCGCTGCCGTCAACATCAACGACGGCGCCAACGAGGCAGGCGGCGGCTTTAGCAGCTTCAAGGCGTGCGTCTTGATAGTCATCTAGCGACCTAATGCGAGTCATTGCAGCAACGCCACGAGGAACCCCTCGCACTTGCCCTGGGCGTAGCCGCTCAAAAATATGAGCGCAATGCTCTGCACTAACAAATTTAGACTCTGGAAGGCTTGTTGCTCCGTCACCGGGATGGCGGTTATAGATGTAATAACCTATGCGCTGATGACTTTTATTAAAGACAACCCCCAAAACAGCGTAGCGATTAGTATCAATTTGCCCGTTTTTTGTATGATCTAGGTAGTCGCCCTCTAAAACTCTGAGCTGTAATGGGTTTTTCTTACTCTTTGTAAACACAGGCATAATCAACGCATCGCCTGATTCCAGCGCGGAGCGAGCGGCTAGACTCTGTAGGCTGTATAGATTGCCTGTAGAGTCAAAATCGCACTTGGGGCTGTTAGCCCACTCTGTAATTACTTTTTGCAACGCCTCATCGAGCTCGCCTTTCTCTCGACAAATTACTCTGGGCAAAAGGCCGCTGCCAATCAGATTATTAGTTAGAACGCGGATAGCGGAAGATGCGTAAGGGTTGTTGCGCACTAGTTCTCGATGATTGTCGCGAAGACGCGAAATAACATGCAGCTCAGCATTTGCCGAAGTACTTCTGCCGTGCAAATACTTGTTTCTTCGCCCACCGCCAGCTGCGTCATAGCCCATCTGTGCCTTTAAAAGATCCCCGCGATAGCGTGCAGTTTGAGCTCGCAAATAAGCTTCAGGCGCAAAAAGTCGCTGCGCCTCTTGGAGTGCGCCGGCTCCTTGCGCAAACGCGCTTGTTGCAAACTGTGCTGCTCTTGCTATGCGACTCATGCGTTACCTGCGTGTGCATTACTGGTAGCCCCTGTCAGTTGTAGTCTTAATAACTCTCGGGGCTGTTTTTCGGTTGCTATCATGCAAACTACTAGCAATCAAGTTCCTTAGCCGCATCATTTCAGTCAGACTTCGGTAAACGACAGTTCTGCCCTGCATAGTCACGCTAGTAGCACCTGTGGCCAACGCCTCATCTATGTTTTTTAAATCTTGCTTTGTCCATGTCATATCAATCACCAGTAGTCAGATTTCCTGCGTCGATTGTTACCACCCCCCTCCTGATCTGCATAGCTCAACGTGGTTTGCCTTGCCCCTAACTCCAGCCACTCGCTCTCCGACAGTCGGTTAAGCCCCAGGCTATACGCCGCATGCAATGCGTAAACTTCGCAGTCTCCTGCTTCGTGAGCCTGCCCCGCCTTAGCCTGCCAGACTAGTCGCCCTCTCTGGCGCGTAGATGGAGCTTTAACAAACGCAGTTATCTGCTCCCAGTAGTCAGCACGAACGTCTTTGTAAAAATGCATTCGGCCTGGGCCATCCCCCAGCAAGCTTAAGCGACCACCTTCTCCAAAAATTAAATCTTTAGCTTTGTGGGTGCCCACATGGAATAGGCTGACCCCCATCTTGTCAGCCACAGTCCTGCGGCGCCTGCCTCGCGTATCAACAGTTTTGGGCGCGCTAAAAATCTCCTTTCGGCCGTAATCATGGCTGTCGCCCATTACTGCGCGGACGCCGGCCTGCAGCCTTGGCCGGACAAAGCCGTACACCTGCTCGGAGTTATACCCTGCATCAATTGATGCTGCCCTTATCCTGAGCTGTATGCCATCCTCTCGCTCGAACTCCTGTGCCAACAATGCACCAAGGTGTTGCCAAACAGGATCCTTGGTGTCGCTCGTGCTGATCTTTGCGTAAATCTCACCAAAATAAATCAGCCAGCTCTCCATGCCCTCACCCCAAGCACGGATAACAATGGCGACACGATCAGCCTGCACGTCGACTCCGGCGGTCAGTATAATCCCCCCCTTAGGCACTACCATTTCCTCATAGTCTTCGGCGCGCGCAGCCAGGACATCCGCGCTAGGCGTGTTTGTGATGTACTCAAAAGCTTTCCCTAGCTTTTGATTATAAAAAGCCACCTTTCCAGCAATGTCTCCCCGATCCGCATCCCATTCCGCTTTGAGGTAATCAGCAACAACATCGGCCAGAGAGGTTCCGGGCATGCACACATACAGCTCTGAAAGCTCTGTAAATCCCGCAATGCCGTAAAATGGGCGCGTCGGCACCCATCCGCATAGCGGATCACCCTCATCAAGGGCCTTTTGCACCGTGTCACGTATGTTTTTCTGGCGCTCGTAATCGTCCCATAGCACACCACAATCAGGGCATGCGTAAGCCACCGAACTAAAATCAGCTCGGCCATAAACCTCGTGAACCTTCTCGCTTTCAGGAAGCTCTTGCCAAGTGACGTTATCCCAATCCAAAACATGATTTTCGCCGCAGGCGTGGCAAGTAATGGGTAGTACGCGCATATCCGACTCGCGCACTCTAAATTCCATCTTTGAAACACCCTTAATCGTGGGCGTTCCGCCCACAATCATTTTCGAGCCCACGTAGCGCTTAAGCCGCTCTTCTAGCAACTGAATAGAGTCGCCCTGCCCCTTTACGTTGTCACTCGTATCGTCTGGCTCTTCAACCACCGCAACACCAACTGCTGATGTCGATTTAACAGAGCCTGGGGAGTTCGATGTTACGAGCTTTAAAAAACCTCCCGGGAAGTTTTTGTGATACCACGTGTTGCCACTTTTTCTACTTGTCGTGACATCAATAGTTCCGCGCAAAACAGTAGTAGCAGCAAACGCTGGCACCAGCTTTTCTTCGTGGAAGGCCTTTGCATCCCCTTCTTTTGCAAACATGGCGATCATAGGAGCGGGGTCGGTATCGATGCGCTTTGCGAGGTAAGCCACTAAGAAGTATGTCCACCCAATTTGGGCGGCTTTTAACATATCTACTTCGGATGTGCTGCGATCATCTAGTGCTGCTGCGACGCCATGGAAGTATGGAGCGTAGTAAAAACTATAAGGACCGCTAAGATCGCCAATGACGTCGGGCAATCTAAAGTTTGTTTCTGTCCACTCAACTAGCGGTATATGCGTTTTTTTTCTAAACCTATCCGCCGC